ACGCATATTGGCTAGCAAACTATGACTCAGATAGAAATAATCATAATGATTTAGTTACAATTACTTATGATATTAATGAAGTTAAATTTGAAAAATTTGATTATGTATTCGTCTGTAATTCTCCTAACTATTCAAATATATTAAGTGAAACAGTTTTTGAAACTTTAATTAATATTGTTAAACATACAAAAGAGTGTGAAAAATTTAATTTTTATAAACCCAATTTAGTTAATCATTTTTCAAAGGAGATAATAATTAATGACTAAAATATTTATCGGCACACCTTGTTATGGTGGCATGATTACAGCAGATTACTTTAAAAGTTGTCTACAGTTAACAGCTTTAGCAGCAACTAAAAAAATAGAATTACAGTTTGGAACAATTGGTAATGAGTCATTAATTACAAGAGCACGAAATACTTTAGTGCAGCTCTTTATGGATGGTGACTATACACATTTGTTGTTTATTGATGCAGACATCGCATTTAATCCTGAATCTGTTTTTAGAATGCTAAAATTAAACGAAGATGTGGTTTGTGGTATATACCCTAGAAAAACTATTAACTGGACTAAGGTTATTAAAAAAATAAAAGATAACCCTAATATTAACGAAAACGAGCTAATGGCAACCTCTTTAGAATACAACTTAAATTTTAAAGACCCTAATCACATTGAAACAAAAAATGGTTTTGTACAAGTCATGGACGGAGCTACGGGTTTTATGTTAATTAAAAGATCAGTATTTAAAAAAATGGCAGATAATTATCCAAAATTAAAATTTACTCCTGACCAGCACATTGGCAGCGCTCACGATAAAGAATTTAATTACCACAAAACCTCAAATTGGAACTATGCTTTTTTTGATACAATGATTGACAATGATAGATATTTGTCTGAAGACTATTCTTTTAAAGGCAATGTTGGAACACAGTTTAAACTTAAATGAAGTATCATTGGATCTCAAAAAATATTATTGGTTGTCATAATTTTTTACCGCCTTTAATACTACAAAATATTAAAATAGATCTTTTAAATAGTAGAACTAAATTCTCTGTGCCTAGTTGGGGCGATAAAGATGACAAGGTAAGTCAATTACAGTTTTATAGCGAGAACTGTGGTTCTTTTGATTATTGGATAGACCATAATGAGTTCCCTCCTGAAACACCAAATATTACTAAATTAGGTGATTGGTTTTACCACCGAGGACTAGAAAATTTTATAGCAGAAACTGATCGTAACAGTGTGTTTAAATTTTTGGAAATGAAAACAAAAAAACATGATATTCACGTTTGCGCTTACAATCACGGAGGATATTATGGCTGGCACATGGACAATCTCCCTTTTTTTACTTTTAATTTAGTTTTAAATGAAGGTGACAATTTAGAGGGTGGAGATATGCTTTTTATGGACGACGGCAAAATTATAGAAATACCTAACATGAACAATTACATGGTTGTTTTTCCAAGCTACATAAGTCACTCAATAAAGATAATTAAATCAAAAAATGGCAAGGATGTCCCTTTTCCTCAACAAAGATTTAGTATACAATATTGGACCAAATGCAACTAGTAGACCTTAAATTTAGACCTGGTATTGATAAACAAGATTCTGCTTATTCAGCAGGAGATCAACGTAAATACATAGATTCAGATTTTGTACGTTTTCATTACGGGAAACCAGAAAGGTGGGGAGGTTGGAGATTTTTACCTAATCCAAATGTTACAGTAGTTGGTGTCGTAAGAGATAGCCATTCATGGATTGGTCTTGATGGCACTAGATATTTAGCTTTAGGCACAGATAGAAAGCTTTATATTTTTTCGGAGGGTAAAGTCTATGACATTACGCCTTTAAGAAAGACTTCTAGTCTTACAAATCCGTTTGCTACATCAAGTGGCTCTGCTACAGTAACAGTTACTGACAATGCTCACCAAGCTGAAGTAGGTGCGTTTGTTACTTTTGATAACGGATCATCTACAAACGTTGTTGATGGCATAGATTTTAATAATGAGTTTGAAATTTTAACAGTTCCTACCTCTAATACCTACACAATAAATGCAGGAACAAATGCATCTGGCACTACGGCAGCAGGTGGTGGTTCAACAGACGCAAAATATCAAATAAACCCTGGACCAACGTCGTCAACTTACGGATATGGTTGGGGCACTGAAACATGGGGAGCTAGCACATGGGATACAGCTAGATCTTCTTCTAATGTCGTTGTTGCAGCAAGAAACTGGTCTTTAGATAATTTTGGTGAAGACTTAATTGCAACAGTTTTAAATGGCGGCACATTTATTTGGGACACTTCAGGGGGTTTAGGTGCAAGAGCCACCGCTCTGTCAAATGCACCCACAGCATCAAGATTCAGTTTGGTTTCAACAGACACAAGACACTTATTAATATTTGGTACAGAAACAACAATAGGAAATACTGCTACACAAGATGATTTATTGCTTAGATTTTCAGACAGAGAAGATGCAACTGATTACACACCAGTGGCTACAAATGAAGCAGGGTCTCTTCGTATATCTGATGGATCAAGAATAATAGGCGCAGTGAAATCAGCTGGTCAAATATTAATTTGGACTGACACATCTTTACATGGTTTACAATTCGTAGGAACACCTTTTACTTTTGGTCTTCGTCAACTTGGAGCAAATGCGGGTTTGATAGCACAGCACGCAGCTATAGAAGTAAATGGAGTTGCTTATTGGATGTCTGATAATGCGTTTTACTTGTATGATGGTGTTGTTAAAAAAATGCCTTGCTCAGTGCAGGATTTTGTTTTTGATGATATTAATTACACAAATAAAAACGATATAGCCGTCGGTCTAAACACTGCATATAATGAAATTATTTGGTATTATCCGTCAGCTAATGCAACTCAAATAGATAGGTCTGTTGCTTATAACTATTTAGAGGGAACTTGGTATACTAACTCTTTGGGCAGGACTACTTGGCTTGGAGCATATGTTTATGAATTACCTATAGCCACAGAATATAGCACTAGCACAACAGCTAATGTTTCAACAATTTTAGGTTTGACCGCAGGGGCCTCATTTGTTTATGAACACGAAGTAGGTAACAACCAAGCAGATGGGACAGCTATCACTGCTTTTTTAGAAACTGGATCTGTAGAAATAGCAGACGGTGATCAATTAATGTCTGTAAGTAAGTTAGTGCCAGACTTTGATAATTTAACTAATACTATGACGGCTACTCTAACTTTAGAACAATACCCACAATCATCTGCTAATGTAACGACTTCAGGAAGCATAACTAATACCACTGAAAAAATTAATGTTAGAGGTAGAGGTAGAGCGGTAAAAATAAAATACCAAACTAGCACTGTCGATGATACACCCTGGAGACTTGGTTCTCAAAAATTACAGATAAGACCAGATGGCAGGAGATGATTTATATTAAAGACGATTGTCTTGAAGAAAAAGAAATACAACAATTAAATACATTATTGACTCATCCTCATCATAGAGAGTGGGGAGAGGGCCTTGTCCGTGAACTATCTTCTGAACATAATATTGTACAAAAAATAGCTAGTCTTATAAACGATTCCAAATTTAAAAATGTAGAATATTGTAATATTACGACGTATTCAAAAGATAGTGCAATGCATTTTCATAAGGATGCTGCAAGAGAAGAAACAACTGGGACCTCTGTAACTTTTATAAATGACGATTTTCAGGGTGGACAAGGGGTAGTAGAAGGAGTTACAATAGATCCATTAGTAGGCAGAACTTACTATTTTGACGGACAAAAATTAAGACATGGGGTGTTAAATGTGATAAAAGGAGTAAGAAAAGTTATATTAATATGGTATACAAATGGCAAAAATAACAATAACTAGATTACCGAACGCTACACCAGAATATGATGCTAGTCAATTTGACCAAATGATAAAATTATTAGATCAAATAATATTACTATTAAATACTAACTATCAACAAGATTTAAAAGAAGAATCAGAATCGGAGAGTTTTTTCCTTGGCTAATACTTTTTTAGGACCCATGTTAGATCTAACAACTACAGATCTAACAAATTTAGTATCTGTTCCAGATGCTGATCCAGGCGCAACACCACCTGTACCACCTACAACAGTTGTAATAAAGTCTTTATTGGTTTGTAGTGACTCTGGAAGTGCTACATTACTTGATGTGCAAACTTTAAGAAGTTCATCAACATTTAAACAATTTCATCAAAAAAATATAGCTGCGGGCTCCACTGTTGATTTGTTAAACGAACACGATGGTGTGGTTGGTGGCACTATTGTTTTACAAGCAGGGGATATTTTAAAAGTTCAAGCTAACGCTGCAAATCAAGTTCATATTACCGTAGCTGAAATGGAGGTTACAAAAGGTCAACTTTAAAAAAAGGAAAAAGAATGCAACTACACTCATTATTTATTACGCCAGTCATGGTGACAGAAATCAAGGGCCACGGTCATTTGATAGATAGACTTTATGAAATAAAATTAAAAGATGAAAAAGGCATGCCTAGATCTAACATTGGTGGTTGGCACAGCAATGACGAATTGTATACTGACCCTGAATTTAAAAACATAGTTGGAGATATACTTTATAAAGCTAAAGAATGCTTTAATCATCTAGATGTGCAAAATAAATATTGCCCTGAAATGACCGGAATATGGGGTATGATTAACCCTCCTGGTTCAAGAAATAATGTACATACACACCCTTATAATTACTTATCAGGAGTATATTATTTAAAAGTACCTCAAAATAGCGGAAATTTAGTGTTTCTAGAGCCTAAAGCACAAGCTGAGGTGCTATCACCTCCAAAAGTAAAAGAAGCCTCTATACACCTTGCTCATAGCGTTTCGTGGCAGCCCAAAGAGAATTCATTGATTTTTTTCCCATCATGGTTACAACATGAAGTACAAATAAATAATTCTAACCAAGATAGAGTTATTTTAAGTTTTAACATTAACTGGAGAACAGAAGATGCCGATAATTAAAAATGCAGAACAAATAGGAACAATTGAATTAGAAGATGGTAGAGTTATACCAAAATATAATGTCAAAACAGAAACCACCCTCACTAATACTGAAACAGGTCAAGAATACGACTCAGAAGAAGCTATGCAAGCAGACATCGACGATCCAAACACTTCAACGACTGTTGAAAAAATTAGACGAGATGTTAAAGTTTTTGCTCCATCTTTGAAAGATATGTTGGGTCAAACACCAAAAGAATAGTTTTGACAGTCGGTGTAAATATATCACACGACTCTTCAATTTGTATTAAGAAAGAAAACAGTATTGAATTCTATGAAGAAAGTCGTTTTAATAAAAAAAAGTTTTGGGGTCCTTCTGCTAACGATTTTAATTATCTTTCATTTAAAAATATAAAAAATTTTGATGATGCTTTTGTGTTTGCTTGTTGTGGTAGATTAGAAGATGACCATGAAAAAGTTATAAAAAATCTTTGCAAAAAATACAAAATTAAAAATTTTATATTTAATGAATATATGCATCACATATATCATGCATGTGCTGCATTTCATGTTTCTTCTTTTAATGAAGCAATGGCAATTGTTATAGATGGGGGCGGAGCTATTTTAAGACCATTAGAAAAGTCTTTTAGAGAGAGTGATAGCATCTATTATATTAATAACATGCAGGTAAAAGCAAAATATAAAAGTTACAATAACTCAAGATTTAGTGCTTTGCATAATGATTTTAAAAATAAAAATAAATTATTAAAATTAATAGAAACTTGTAAAAATAAATATCAAATTAATAATGTTCTTGATTATTTTTATATGAAAAATGATTGTTTATATAGAATGACAAATAATTATAATCCAGGTGATTTGTTTAATCATTTGTGTAACACAATAGGATTGGTAACATTTGATGAAAATGAACCTGGTAAAGCTATGGGTTTATCCTCTTATGGTAATAGTCATGGCAAAAGAGATGAAGATTTAGCCAAACAAGTGCAGGAAGTAACTGAAGAGTATACAATCAATTTAATAGAAAAAGCTCTAACAATGAGCAATACAAAAAACATTATTTTGTCTGGAGGATACGCATTAAATTGTGTCAACAATTATAAATATACTCAATACTTTAAAAATGTTAATTTTTTTGTTGATCCATGTCCTCATGATGGTGGAACTGCTTTAGGCGCAGCTGTGTGGTATGATTATTACAGATAAAAAAATAGCAGTAAAAAAAATTTTAGATCAAGAAATAGTTGCTATTTTTCAAGATAGCTCTGAGTATGGTCCTAGAGCATTAGGTAACAGGTCTTTATTGTTTGACCCTAGAAATAAAAATGGAAAAGATATTGTAAATACAATAAAAAGAAGGGAATGGTTTAGACCTTTTGCTGGCACTGTTTTATTAGAATATGCAGCAGAGTGGTTTGAGATGGGTAGAATTAAAGATTCACCCTACATGTCATATGCTATTCCTGTTAAAGAAGAAAAGAAAAGTATAATACCTGCTATAACACATGTTGATGGCACATGTAGAATACAAACTCTTACTAAAAAACAAAACAAAAATTTTTATGAACTAATACACTGTTTTTATGAAATAACAAACGTGCCAATACTATTTAATACTTCTTTTAATTTAGCTGGTGAACCTTTAGTTGAAACAAAAGAGGACGCTCTAGATACATTAAAAAGATCTAATATAAACTATATTTATTTTCCTGACTTACATTGACAATCATCACAACAATGCTGGTTTACATTTTTTTCATGCCTAGCTAAATCTCTTTTTATTGCTAATAATTCTGAATGATATTTACTCACCTTGTCTGCAAGATACGCAATAGCTTTATTTACTTCTTCGTTGTTCATATTTGTCTCCTATGATGTTAATTTTGGTGAGAACCTAATTTAAGCATATTTTTTAAGTCTGCAATACTATTTTTGAAAATTGTTTTCTTGACAGAAAATTTCTGGTATTAATGTCATAAAAAAGAATGACAACCAAAATATACGTAAGTGGTAAAATTATTAAAAGGTATATTATACCTAAAGAACAAATAGATGAACTAAACACAAAATACGAAAAACATAAAGAAAATTTATCTAGTGACAGTTCAAAACTAGCAGGAAGAATTGACTCAGAAAAAAGCGTTATACCTATAATTCAATCATGTGAAATATATAATACTATAACTAAAAATATGGGCGATTATATAATGTCACTAAATAATTTTGAGTTAAGTAAAGATCCTATGTTTAATACTAATATTTTAAGTTGTTGGATTAATGATATGAAGCCAGGTGAATACAATCCGCCACACACACATCACGATACTACAGGATGGTCTACAGTTTTATTTTTAAAAGTTCCAAAAACAATAAACGATGCAAAACACAAACATAAATTTAGGGATGGTCAGTTAGGTTTTATTTTTGATGGTCACACTACTAAATATTTTACTCCAGAGGTAGGTCACTTTTATATTTTTGAAGCATCACATCAACATTTTGTAATGCCTTTTAAAAGTGTTGAAAATGAAATAAGAAGATCAATGTCGTTTAATTTTATAAGAGATAATGCTGAATAAAAAAATTGAGTTTATTATAACAGATAAAGATCATTTAGAAATATGGCCAAATCCAAAACCAGCTTTAAAATTTATTCCTGAAGATTACAAAAAACTTGGCAGACTAAGTAATAACAATTTACACGATCCAACTGTAAAAACATGCATGCCCTTTTTAGACGCCATGACAGCTGGTTACATAATACCTTTTGAACAAGATTATATTGTAGATCCAACGGAGGATGATTTCTCCATGACACCTGCGAACAAACAAAATAATATGTATGGTATGCATCCTAAACAGCAGCTTACTGAATCTATGGCAAAAAAAGCAAAAGAAAACGCTGGCAAATTTCACAACAAGTGGTTGATAAAAACACCACCTGGTTATAGTTGTTTATTTGTTCATCCTCTAAATAGAGTTGATGATAGATTTGAAATATTGTCAGGTGTTGTTGAAACTGACACTTACATAAACACAGTTAATTTTCCTTTCATACTAAAGAAAAGAGATGAACAGTTTTTATTTAAAAGAGGTGAGCCAATGGTGCAAGTTATACCTTTTAAAAGAGAGTCTTGGAAGATGTGGTCTGGATTTAAATTTGAAAAAGATCATCGTATAACAGATAATAAATTAGGCAGTCTTATTATTGACAGATACAAAAAATTTTTTTGGAGAAAAAAGAATTACAGATGAAAAATTTAACAGATTATATTCATAGATATGACAACATGTTAAGCAGAGAATTATGCGAGTCAATTATTAACAAATCAAGTACTACCGATTTTATAAAAGCTAGCACGGTAGGTGAAAGTAATTTTAGAAAATGTTATACAAAAGCAATTGACCAGGAATTTGATAAAGACATATTTAAAAGTGTAGGACAAATTATAGAAAAATATGCAAAAGCACATAAACATTTTAGTACAGGATTAACTTGTGAAGATACCGGCTATCAACACTTAATTTATTTAGGGTCTCAAAAGGGAGAATACAAAGAACATACCGATCATGGTGACATTACACCTAGAGTTTTAACAATATCTTTTATTTTAAATGATAATTATGATGGGGGAGATTTTGTGTTTTTTGGAGGCACTTACATTGTTCCTAAAAAACAAGGCAGTGTAGTTGTCTTTCCAAGTAATTTTTGTTTTCCTCACGCAGTAACACCTGTTACTAATGGTAATAGACACGCAATAATTACATGGGTGCATTAAGTGTTAAAAATTTATAAAAAATTTTTAGATCAAGACTTAATAGATGATGTCATCAACTATGTGAAAGAAAATAGAAACAATCATATTTGGAGAGTTAATCAATTAGCTTGGGATGATAGTATTCTAGGAAAAGGTAAAGAAGTATCAATATTAAATCTTGAAAAATTTAAAGATAGGTTTTTACAAATTTATAAAGATAAAAAAATTTTAAATAATAATTTAAATATTGCAGGTTTATTTTTCTATATATGGAGCAGAGGTAGTTTTATTCCTTTTCATAATGATGGTCATGTTGATGCAGCTAGTAGCATATACCTAAATGATGTTTGGGATGTTGATGACGGAGGTCTTTTTCTTTGGAGGGATGAACATAATAATTTAAATGTAGTGGAGCCAGAATATAATAAAATGGTTTTTAATTTAAATAATACTTGGCATGGAGTTACCATGATAACACCTTTCAGTGCACAATTAAGATATAGTATACAAATATTTTTTAAGAATAATTAGAGTCGTAGTCTCTCCAAGTTTTACCGACTGAATTAGTTGTGTCATTATCTATGTCAGCTTGAACTGCTGCATCATAATCTGCTTTAGCTTGTTCTATTTGACCTTTTCTTGTTTCGGCCCAAGTTAGTAGATTTGCCACTGTTGTAGATCCTACTGAATCAGAAGTTGCATTTAAATTAGTATTGCCAGTCATTGCTCCAGTGGATGCATTTTTAGTTTGTATTTCATTTTGACCAGATAAATTATTCCAAATGACATAGTGATAATTGTCAGGACACCAAGCATCAACCCAGTTTTTCCCTTTATCTGCCCATTCAATACCATACGAATCATCTATTAAGATTTTTTCTTTATTTGCTATCACTATTTGAGTTGCCATTTTAATACCTCCTAATGCTTAATTATATATTGAGTTATGACAAATGGTGAAAAAGAATTAGTACCAGAGGCTGTTACAGCCCCAGTAAGAGTTGTTGTAATATTACCCGTAAGAGTTCCAGACAAAGTATGTCCGTGATTATGTGCAGTTCCAGAACCTTGGTTTCCTACACTTAAAGTAGTTCTATTTGGGTTAAAAATTCTTACTTGACAAACCATGTCTGCTCCTGGACCACTAGGATTACAAACTCCCATTTGAATAGCTGGAGATAATGAGTGCCCGTGAGATGCTAATTGAGCTGTAGTCAAAGAAGTATTGTCGATACTTCCTGTAATTGTTACTGTTTGGTTTGTAGCATTCGTTGCAGCTTGGTTGTTAGTTACCGAAACTGAAACAGTGTTAGCGCCACCAGTTGTTGCTAAATTAGTTGTGCCACTTTTACCTTGCGGAAATTTACCTTGTAGATCAGGAACATTAAAAGTAGTTGAGCTATCGCCAGCGCCATAAGTAGTAGAAATAACTGCAAATAAATCTGCATACGTTGATCTTGAAACGGCAGAGCCATCACATAAAAGATAACCTGCTGGAGCAGTAGCTTTACCCCAAGGTTTTATTGTTCCTACTTCACTTCTATTTGTTATATCTTGTAAATTAGCCATGATTAATCGTTATACTTTAATCTCCAACCATTGTCACTGTCATTGTACACCAACGCAAAGCCAGAACCACTAGTTGATACTGTTAAATTAGCCTCTGTTCCTTGTATCTTATGACTGTTTCTATTTACAGTCAAATTGTGAGTTGCAAAAGTGCCTTCTGCATCTATAAATTTTACTTGATCACCAATAGCAGCAGAGCTCGGTAAGGTGATAGCAACTGCACCACCTGATGTATCTACAAAAATATTATCACCTGCTGATGCAGTATAATCAGATGTTTTTTTAATCCATGTTTCACCTAGACCTGCTAATGTAAAAATATCATACCAATCAGTGCCATCCGTAGAAACTAATCTATACTTACCGTTTGATATTGTAACTGTGTTTCCTGAAGCACCTAGCCTTGCAGTGACGTCAGCACCTCCTGCTATGTTATTATAAAGTCCGTAAGTTTTTTGTGTTGCTGGAAACTGTACTATGTGTGTTGTAGAAATAGTTCCAGAAAAAATTATTTGGTTTTGTCTGGCTTCATTGTTAGATTGAGTTTGAGGACCATCATTATTTGTTAAAGTCGTTGGTCCTGTGCCAGAAAGAGTTTTTGCATAAACACCAGCGATCGCAAATTCAAATACTTGAGAGAAGTTGTTATTAGTAATAGTACCCCAAGTTCCTGAATTTTCTCCAGTAGTTTGCAGTTCTATTCTTAAACCCGTTGAATAAGTCGATGCCATTTAATCTCCTAATTTAAATTTATTGATTAATTTAAAGTTTGTCAAAACTTTTTATGCAGCTTTGTGAACTTCCGTCCAACTTATTTCACTGTTTGAGTCATCTACTTGTGACCAGAAGGTCCCTTGTAAAGTACCAGTTGCACTTGTAACAGAAACTCCTGTTATTGTAAAGCTTACATCTGTACGAATATTTAAAGTTCCAACATTAGATGTAGCAGAAACACTAGGTGCTTCATAGCTAGTCTCTTGAGTTTCTTCACCGAGGCTAGAAGTTAAGCCTACACCTGTAACAAATACAGATGTTCCTACTGTGCCAACAGCTGATGTTAAAGCATTACCACTTGGAAATACAACAAATTCTGGATCTGCTTCTGCTGTACCAACAGCTGACTGCATCGCTGTCTCAGCACCAGCCACGATAGTAGTTTGTCCATCCCCTGAAATAGAAAATGTTCCTATAGCGGATGTAATACCTAACCCTGTAACTGAAATATTTTGATCTGTTGCAGTTGACTCTTCACCTAATGATGAAGTTAGAGCTTGACCAGTGACAGCAAATGAGCCACCTACAGCGCCCCATTGTTGTTGACTCCATCCAATAGTATTACCAGTATTGATGTCAGTGTCTCTGTTCCATCCAGTCGTGCTTGTTACACTTGTGGATTCATTACCTACAGATAAAGTTGTGCCTAATCCTGTTACTGAAATGTTTTGATCTGTTGAAAGAGATTCTTCACCTAATGATGCAGTAAGTGCAATACCAGTAGGATTAACTTGAGCTATACCAGTTCCAACAGCAGTTCCTGCCGTAGAGGTAAGTCCA